ATGTTTAGTGCTATTTATGGAGTTATTGCTATTGTTGCAGGTGCTTTTGCTTGGGTAGTAACTGGCAAATACCTTGATTCTTTTGAAACTCCAAAAGAAAAAGAACTAATTAATGGTTATGGTAGAAATACTTCTGGAAAGAAAAATTTCGTTAAAAAAAGTATTGGTGTTAAGAAATTTACTAAAAGTAAATTTTAAAATACTATATATCGTTTGCTATACTGATGAAAAATAAAAAAGAAAAATAAAAAGAAAGTGGATGATAATAAAAGGATAAAGAGGATTTAGAGATTGCCGAGACCTAGAAAGCCATTAGAAGATAAGATTGACACGATATTTGTAAAAGTCCCGAAAAAAGTAATTTGGGCATTGGAAGAACAAGGGAATAAAAATGAAATAGCAAGTAAAATCATCATGGACTACTACAACACGCATTTAGTTAAAAAAGACTAATCATTTCCTTTCTTTTTTTTACAATTTATACGAACAGGTTTATCGGTGCGCGAATACATGTTTGTATAAAATTCGAGAACAAAAATTACAGGAGGAATCAATTTGGCATATCTAACAAGCAAAACAGCGGGAGGGAAAAGGTATTTTTACCTTGCTCAATATACTGGTAAGGAAGAATATACAACATGTAGATATAAGTATTTATATAGTTTTGGGAATGAAAGAGTTGCTTTAGAAAGATTGTCTTTGTGGGCATTAGATAGAACTTTTATTCCGGAGGAATTAAAGGAATTGGGGATTTCGCTTGAAGATGTTAAAAAGTATAAAGAAAAGGTTGTTCAATTACTTAAGAAAGTCTCTTAATAAGGTCATTATTCATTTATTATTATGTTTAATTTATAAAATATTCATTGGTTGAAACGAGAGTTTCAACCAATTTTTTTGTGTTCAATCTGGTATGTGAAATTATTAAAAATGGTGGAACTTTTTAATGATATAAAATATCTATGAAATGAATATGCGAGTCGAATTTTTTTGGGTTCAGTGAGTCATGGGGGTACGGGGTGAGTGTTGTAATTTTATGATCCAGAGAAAAAAAGAAAACGGGAAACGAGAATTTCAAAAAACGAGAAATTCGGATTTTTAAAAAATGACGGTAAATTATTTACCGTCATCCATTTTGTAGAAAATTGCAGGAAATTTATTTATGATATGTCATATATTCCAACCCAAATTCCAAAACAAAATAAAAATAGTTGCAGTCCCACTCGGTGCGTCAACACCGAGCAGGGGCAACGAAGTTGGCAGACTTCGCAACCGAGCGTTTAAGCTCACTACAACTATCTACGTGCTATTATACACAGTTTGTATGTGTATGTATATGCATGTTTTTAGATGTATACGTATAACAGGACAAGTATGCCTTCTTTTTGTATTAAGAAGCCGTACTTGTCCTTTTTTATTTTGTTAAATGAGGTGAGACAGTTGAATGAAACAATGGTAAATACGGATGCTGGAAACATTGTGGTAAGCCATACAATGACACTTGGAGATGTAATTATATCGACTCTACTTGTCCTTATACTATTTGTTATGGTTTTCACTAATATCAAGGGGAGATTTTAAATGTATCAAGTTCTATTAGGAACACCAAAAGACATAGCAATCTTATATTTCTCAGCCTTTTTGGTATGTTTTCTACTCTACCCAATCGCAATTATAGGTATGAACATTATTAAAAGGGGAGCAGAAAAATGGAAATAGGAGGACTTGTTTTACAAGCATTTAAGGTTTTCGCAGGTAATCCAGACGTTATTTTTATCATAATCAGTTTTGCTGTTCTTTACTCTGTTGTTTTCACTTTGATAGGGATATATGAAAAAAGTAAAGGAGTAGGGGAGTTGGAATAGTTGTTAAGCAATGTTTATGATTGGGATTTTTTTTGGAACACTTTTGGAATGCTTTTTAAAATGAATTCGTCTTTCGTTATGATCGTTATTGCCATTTCGGCAGTTTGTCTTTTAATCGGTGGAGTAATCGCAGCCGTTATGCAGAAGAAGAAATAATTTATGAAACTACCAGAGTATGAAACATTTCTAGCAGGGGATACCCTATCAGATTTTTGGAATCTGGTTAAGTATTTTGTGTTTTATGGCGCTTCATTAAACATGGTGTATTTCGCTTGTGGGGCTGTTGCTCTTTTAATAGTTGGAATCGTTGGCGCTATAACTAAAAGACGAAGAATTGAAGACGAAGACGAAGACGACGATGATGAATATGAATACTATCATTACAAATGACATTCTCTAGCATTTTGCTAGTGAAATATATATTAAAAAATGGAGGTTTTTCAAAATGGTTGATTTTTCAAAAGTAGCGGTAGGTTTTTCGGCAACAGATTTAATCGGGTCAGCAATGTCAATTGTGACACAATATAAAGAATTTATTCTAGTAGGTCTTGCGGTTGCATTCGCACCAAAACTATTTGGACTAGCTCGTGCGGCATTAGCAGCACGTAGCGGTAAGAAATAAAAATAAAAAGGGGGCGTGTGTGCGCCTTTTTTTTAGATAGAAAGGTGCAACTTTTTAAATGATACGTAAAACCACATGGAACAAATTATTGATGTGTTTTGCAATGGTTTTATCTTTGTTCGTGCGAGTGGGTTCAGTGTTTGCTGATGGCCCGTCATTTCAAGTTGTGGGTAGCAAAAACATTTCTATTGAGGATAAAGGTCTTGTTAATGGGAAGTATAGCCTTACGTTAAGGGTTAACGATATGACAAATGTATATAAGTTTCAATTGTCAGAGTTAATGCTTGTAAATGATTGCTCGTTCCACGTTGGGAAAGCGAAATGGACTCGTCCAGAACAAGAGAAAAATGAATTTGATATTAATTGGAATATGAATGGTACGTATGCTTTTTATGTCTTTCATAACGGTAAAGTTTTAGCTTATGTACGCTTTAAACTTAAAGGTTTTAAGGAAAATGGGGGCGGTAGTGAGACTGTCTATTGGGGTAAAGGTGCTAAATACTACGACTTGCCAGAAATCGAAAAACCAGACCCAAAAGAATATGAAGATTTAGATGGTAAAAATGATGGTGTTTGTACAAACCATGCTATACCAGACGATAAACCGCAAGGTTCGGGTGATATAGACCAACCTAAAGATGATAAAGGGAATAATAACGGGGGCGGAAACAATAACGGTAGCAATAAAGATTTACAAGATATAAAAGATAAGTTGAATGAGATTAGCAACAAAATACCACCTGTTCCAGATTGGGACAAAGTTGCTGAAACGTTTGCGGACAAGATTAGTCCAAAACTAACTAAAGATATAAAAGATATGTTAGGAGAAGCGCCAGACCCACCAAAACCACCACCACAAATCCCGAAAACAGATAATAAGGGATTGGATAATAGGCAACCAGAATTTAAAGATAATCCGGATCTAGAGAAAGCGAAATTTACAAAGGATGATATAAAGGACGGTGCGCCAGAAATAAAGTTTGAGGAAGATAAGTCTGGGGGATTCGATATAAAAGACCCGATGGACAATTTGCCCGATTTACCCGATGAAATGCCAAAGCCTGGTGAAACAACGCCGAGTGAATGGGGAAAAAATAAACCAAAAGAACCAGAACCACAAGAAAAACCAGTACCAAAAGATAAAGAGAAACCAAAAGACCCACCAAAACCAAAACCAGATGAAATAAAACCACCAAAACCAAATGAAGGCGATAGCGGTTTTCCGAAGCCGAAGGAGGACGGAGGGAAGCCACCGAAACCAAAAGAGGATGTAGGGAAACCACCAAAGCCGAATGAAGAAGGTTCAAAACCACCAAAACCAAACGATTCGGGAGATAAACCACCGAAACCAAATACAAATTTAGACCCACCAACACCAAATAATCCGTCTGGTTCGTTCGGGAAGTACAAGAGACACCCAGAAGACCCAGATGGCTCGGGTTAAAAGGAGATTGAGAGATATGAAGACGGTAGCAAAACGAGAAATGAAGAAACAATATAAAGCATTGCAAATACTAAATAGCGAGTTTTCGGGATTCATAGGGAAGCTTGGGGAAAATCATAGTTTGAGTGAATCGGAAAATAAGACGATAGAGAGTATGAAGCAATATTTTGAGCATACAAACAATCTATTCATTCAATTGGAGAAATTAGTGTCTTAAAACCTTGCTGACAGCTTTTAAACGGGGGAGGGATACATAATGTACCTGTCAACGGTAAGCGGAACGTAGTGAGCATTAAGGAGTTGACAGGGCATCTTTCCAAAGACCCTCTTGCAGTCCTCAAAACGCAGTACGTTTTGGGCTGGCTACCGCCGAGGGAAGCCCCTTGGATAAGGGGTTTGGGGATGGATGTTTTACAAAAGGAGTGAATCTATTGTTTTTTAAAAAATGCATATTGATGGTATTGCTTACTATTACAACGGTCTTTTTTATACCGAATTTTGCAAGTGCCGAATCAAATACAGATGTATCAAAAGGGAAGGTCAATGGCGCGGAATTTTCAAGCAGTACGGCTCGTTATGATTTAGGCGGTTCTTATAGTATCGACTCACTTTATATTTTCGTAAAAAACACATCAGCATCGGGTGGTTCTTTAAATGTAAGACTGTATAACTCAAAAAATCAACAGGTATGGTCAGCACTTGGTTATGACATTAGATATTTAGGTTCGAGTCATAAAGGGGATGAATACAAACCTAGTGTAAAAAAAGATGATGTTCGTTATATAGAGTTTTCTACAAATGGTAGTGGAAGAATTGTTACTTTTAGGGCGTTAGGGACAGAGTACATACCCGAAATCTCTAATTTTAAAGCGATAGCGGATTATAAAAAAGTTACATTAAATTGGGAGAACCCAGTAAATAGTAATAACACTAAATTGACTAAGTTATATCAAGATGGAAAAGAGATAAAAACTTTTAATCTTAATGAAAATATCACTTCTTATGTTGTTGAGAATTTAACAGAAGGAAAGAATTATTCTTTTAAAATGACAGTGGTTGATGATAAAGGGAGAGAAACAGGTGGAATCACTAAAAGTGTAAAAACTTTAATTCCCTTAATTGACCCACCAGAGAATGTATTTATAACACCGCAAAATAAAAAGCTTGTTATCGCTTGGAATGGTGTTAATTCTCCGTATTTAAAGGGATATAACATATATATTGATGGGAAGAAAGTTAATAGTAGTACGTTAAATTCTAATAAATTAATTGTTGATAATTTGGAGAATGATAAATCTTATAAGATTCAAATTAGTGCTGTAAATATTGGTGATGCCGAAGGCAAAAAGAGTGGGGAATTTACTGAATCGCCTTCAAAAGATGCAACAACGATTGAATATGATTTGAAACCTCCTTTAACAGCAATGGAATTGCTTGAAACAGCAGGAACTATTGTATTGTGGCTGTCGCCATTTATTTTAGTAGGAATTGTGATTATATGGTTCAAGCCATTGAAAGAGCTAATTGTAAAAGCAGTTCTGGATCATAAGAAAAAAAGTGATAAGAAGTAGTTTTTACTTTTGGTGAAAGGAGTGAACCTATTGTTTTTTAAAAAATATATTTTGATGTTGTCGCTTGTTGTTGTGACGGTTTTATTTATCCCGAATTTAGCAAGTGCGAAAACAACTGATTTATTAGCAGGAAAGCAATTTTATAAGAACAATTACGGAAAAGGTAGTATTTATAAAGGGAATGAAGATTCTTATGGTTATTTATATTCAAGGGAAGTAATCGCTGATTTAGGAAAAGAATCTTATATAAAAAACTTTACATATTCAGCGCAGGGCGGAATTCATTTTGCCTATTTATCTTTTTATGATTCTAATTTCCGAATGGTAAGGACTGTGAAAACAGATGGACCTCGTGGGAATTTTGGTGTCTCGGAGAAAGCGAGATATGTAGTTGTAGGGAATAGTGGTAGAGATAGCACACAATTCTCTTGGATATCTGTGTATGGTGATGATGGATTTGTTTCTGATGTATCTAATCTAAAAGCAAATCCCGAAGTGAATAAAGTAATTTTGAATTGGAAAAACCCCGAAGGGGAAGAGAACTTTAAAGGGTTACGAATTTATCAAGGTAATAAATTTATAGCGGAACTTGATAATACAGCGGTGACTTATGTTGTTGAGGGTTTGAAAGCAAATGAAAGTCATGTGTTTACAGTTAAGTCAATAGACCAAAATAAAGTGGAAACGAAGGGTGCTAGTGTAAAAGTAAATACTTTAATTCCTTTAATTGACCCTCCTAAAAATGTGTATGTGACACCTCAAAATGGGAGTTTAATAATTAATTGGGAATCTGTTAATTCTCCATATTTAAAGGGATATAACGTTTATATTGATGGGAAGAAGATAACTAATGAATTGTTAACTTCTAATAAATTGATATTAAACAATCTTGAAAATGACAAGAAATATAGTGTTCAAATAAGTGTTGTTAATTCAGAAAACAAAGAAGGAAATAAGAGTGCAGCGGTCACTGAATCTCCTTCAAAAGATGCAACGATGATTGAATATGATTTGAAACCTCCTTTAACAGCAATGGAATTGCTTGAAACGGCAGGAACTATTGTATTGTGGTTATCACCATTTATTTTAGTGGGGATTGTGATTATATGGTTTAAGCCATTGAAAGAGTTAATTGTAAAAGCGGTTCTGGATCATAAGAAAAAGGGTGAAAAGAAATGACTTTATTGTTTGATGCAGTAATGACAACGATTTTTTTAAAAATGATGCCGTATTTAACACCTCTTGTATTTGCACTTAGTGTATTAATGTTTGCTGATAAACTTATCGTTCTATTTTATTCGGCAACAGGTTTTCGTAAGTAATGGGTGTAATTGGCGGTGCGTTTAAAAAGCTATTTGGGCTTTTATGGGACTGTATAAAGTGGATTGGAGAGTTTATTTATAATCTCTTCAAACCCTTTATAGATGCGATTTTAAACGTTATACAAGTGTTTTTAGATATTTTGGATGCTATCTTGTATTTCTTCTATATGGTTGGTGTCGTAATTGTTAAAGTGTTTACACTCATTTTTCAGACAGCGAAATTATTGTGGTCGTTGGTTGTTGGATTCGGTAAAACTTTGGCGAGTTTACAGTTTACCCCTGGTTCTTCTGGTCATGGATATTCGGCAATGATAGGGAAAGTATTCGGTATCGCTGAATCAATGCAATTGAATTCTGTTGCTTATATTATACTGTTTATCTTGTGGTTTTTTACCGCAATTTCAGCAATGAAGTTGATTTCCTCTATACGAGTAGGGGGAGATTGATATGGGAGTAAAAGAAAAATTAAGGTCGTTTATTGATTCTATTTTTGACCCAATTGTTAGCTTTTTGGATTTATGTATTGAGAAGTTACAAGGAATAAACATGGTAACAGCGCAGGGAATCAACGTAGGTAAGTATTTATCAGTTTTTGGAGATATGCCAGCAGTTTGGCAAACCCTCATTGTATCTATTTTGGGTTCTGTCACTCTTTTAGGGGGATTAATCATTTTTAGGTCATTAATGAGAGTATATTACAGTGCTAAGGAAGGTGTTAAGTGGTGGTAGAAGCATTTATATACATGTTTGTACTTAGTTCAGGCGCTTCATTTGGCGTTATGATGGTGTTTTTTATAGCGATGAAGATTTACAACAGAAAAAGAAAAACGAAGCATACAAGCGTTATAGGGTAGGTGTAAAGGGATGTTGAATTTCAGTAAGTTTAGTAGGCAGAAGTTGAAAGAGGAAGATTTCTTCCCAGAAACAAATGATGTAGCTATTATTTTTGATAATGATAATAAGACAAGTGATATTAAACGTATTAGTGAGATTTCGGACGGAAAGATATTTGTTAATGGTGAATACATGATCCCTTTGGAAGATTGCGAAGTAACAAACAGTGTAATGGGGCGGAACTTCTTTTATAGAGCGCCTTCTAAGTCTATTCAAGAGACAAGAAGATTAGCGGAATTGGAGAAAAGTATAGTTCTTACTAAGATTACGCAATACAAACCAAAGCCAGTAGAAAGTGCGATGGATTATACGAAAATGGCGTTGTTTGGAATTATTGTGTTGTGCATTATCGTATTTGGTGCAACGAGTTGTTCGAATAAAGCAGAACCACAGCAAGTACCGACTCAAACATATCAGCAGAGTAAATAAGGGGTGAATCTTAATGAGTAACAACGCTGAAACGTTACAAAGTGTTATTACAGATAATTTGTTTCCGGAAGTCCAACATATTAGCGATGTAAAGCAAGTTCTGGAGGAAATGCAAGGGAATGCCCAAGAAATGCAAGAAGCGCAAATTCGAGGGATTATCTTGTTAAGAAAGTTAGGAGAAAATTCATATCTTCACGGTGAAGAAAACCCATATGAACCAATCATTGAATTCATTATGAAAAGTAAAGTTCATGTTGCTGACCCAGATTACTTTATTAAGACGATTGAAGCATTAATACCAAAGCCACCAAAACCGATTGTAATGGCTGAAAAGGTAGGTAAGAAGTAAATGCATCATATGTTTATACAAGGGCCATTAGGACAAGGGAAAACGTTTATTATGTCTGTTTTAGCTCACTATTGGAAACAGAAGTCGGCGGAAAAGGGCGCGGATATAAAGCTATTTTCAAATTATGGTTTAAAAGATTCGTACCCAATGACTCACTACACTGATTGGTATGAGGTTGCTGAAGCACAGGGAAGTATTTGTTGTTGGGATGAATGTCAAATGGCTTTCAGTAACCGAAAATGGGCGCAACATGGCTCTATCGTTGCAACTGAAGTAATGATGTACACAAGGAAAATGAAGAGTATACAAATGTATTGTTCGCCTTCTATCAATAACGTAGATAGTCGAATTAGGCAAATTGTAGAGGTGTTAGTGGATGTTCGTAAGATTGGCAAGAAAGGTTTTTCATTAAGATTTACTGATTATCAAACAGGTGAATTTTTAAATAAAACATTCCTTCCAATGCGTACAGCCAAAAAATACTTTTCGCAAAATTTATATGACACTTATGCAATGGTTCAATCTTTCCCATTACCACCAAATGAAAGAGAATCTAAGGCATTCTTTGAAACATTAGAAGAGATACATGACAGGTCAAGAAAAAAGAAAGTTCGTTTAGATAAGAAGGGAGCATAAAAATGATTGCCGAGTATTCAGTTTTACCAAATACATTTAAAGATAAAGACCCAAGAAACCTTTTATAT